CGGCAGTTGTAATCGCAGCCCGGATTTTCAGGTACTCCAGTATTAAAATAGCTGGCATCAGGAGGTTGATCAAAGCTAAACGTCTTACCATTAAGATCATCGTGCTTATCTCTCACTCGATTGTCACCTACTGTTCGCCATATGTATTTGTCGATCCCTGCTTGTTTATATTGTATCTCTTTAAAGTTAGAAATCAAAAGACTAGTTTCTTGACGTGCGATGAATTTACAACGTCCTGCGGATATATCTAGTTCATTACTTATGAGCTCTCGCATTCCTTTTCGAGTACCGCCCTTTGATATGTGGCCCGATACTTTGATCCTCAACTTTTCGACTTCTTCCTGTGCAAAGTTCTCGACGTATGCTTTGGTACGATCCTCAAAATCACGCAAAAGAACCTTCCTTATGGGCAGATCCTCACTCTCGAAGTATTCTTTTTTGAGGATCTGCCTCCCACCTTTGCCAATATCCGGCGTGATAGATATGGCATCGCCTACATTGCGTTTGAATTCTCGACTGACTCTATCTATTCCAGCCAAGCCAAGATCGGCTATTTCGAGGCTTTGGATCATCTTAGAGACCGTGCTCGGCATCCCTGTAATAGCTTGATTCATCTTTGCATCAATTATTTTCATCGCTTTTTGATTTGATGCAATTGCTTGTTGTAGATTAGTCGGTAGGGAGGGTGACGCTATACGCCAAAAACCACGGGTAAACTTCCCCCCGAGAGCCCTAATTTCTTTCGATATCGCTGCGCTGATCTCGCCTTTGAACGTGCCCATTGTAAACTGTACTTTGCCGCTTTTCAGTGCGGTTTCAAGCGGACTAGTCTTAGCGTTGTCCTTGCGATCTATATCTGACATCGTATCGATTAGAGGGGCGAAAATAGCTGCTATGATCAATTGCAGTAATACCCTTTCGAGTTCTCTCGAATCCGAGTCTTTGACTATGATCGGTTTTAATAGCTTTCTTGCCATTATATCCGTTGACCTCTACCGCCTTCTGTCTGTGCTTTCTCGCCAAGTCCTTCGGCTCCCATTATGCTTGCTCGGTCCTCAAGTGTTAGTGACTCCTCACTGGGGAGCTCTATGCCAAACACTTTTTCAGTGTTTAGAATCTCTACTGCTTTCTCATTAGTTATGATGCCATTTAAAAATGCTGATATCACTCTATTGATTGAGTCAGTTTTCAATACTGAAACCTCTTGTGAGCTCTGTTCTCTAAGTGGTTTCCATTCAAAATTGACGTTATCAGGGATGTAATCAAACAATTTTTTGCATAATATTTTGATCATCAGGATCAACCCAGACTTGACCTTTGACCTAATGTCGGTCTCAACCATCGAGTTGTAATTCTCGATTTCTTCTTCACCGCTTGCATTTAGTCCGCCCGGTGATATGCCAAATAGTTTAGTCATCGGCATCCGTAGGTCGCAGGCGAGCCCTATCCTGATCTCATTTAAAATATCAGATAGTCCGCCAAAATTAATTGTCTTTTGCTCGTAGTCGTCTTGCTTATCTATCACAAGAGCGTTTTGGAAGTTCTTGACCTGTGCTGCCATTCCTATCCTCTCGGCTGTCTTTTGTGCGCCTTTGGAGGATGCAATGGCTACGTTAAAACCCTCTATTTTCATAACGTCGATCTTAGCTTCGTCGAGTAGTTCAAAAGTTACATTTTGATGTTTGAGATACTGGTTAAAGGATCTGACCACTTTTTCTAGTTCGCTCATTCCCCAGCCGCTAAACTGACCACGCAAAAGAGAGGGAGGATTCTTGCCCATCAACTTGATCACGTTCGTGTGGTGCATTATATGACCGTAATAAGAGTAGGGGTGCTCGGCAGTCATGTCTCCCATTTGATCGAGAGCATTCATTCCGTAGGGAGTATACGAGAGCTCCCATCGATCACAGGCGTAAAACTTTAGAGGGGTGTCCTTATTGATCGCTTCGAGATTAAGCGGCTGTCTCATGTCTTGACCAGCGTTGATGATGATACCAGCTCCACCAAAGAGCCTCATCCACTTCAACCCCTGTGCGTAGGTATCTAGGATCATCTCTTGATCGATTGCTTGCGAAAGTTCTTTGATTTCATCGACGCTAAGTTCTTCGCACTTGATCGTTATGCCGCCTCTGAAAGCGTCATCGACGGGCTGATCTACTAGGACTTGTACGATACCTTCTTCCATGTACGTTGAGCTTAAAAGAGCTCTATTCAACGTAATGGCAGCATATCGCTTGTTGTACATCATTGTATTGGCAGAACTGCTTTCTGCGCCTAGCGATTGCGTGAATTCGAGAAGTGAGTTGTTATGTACGTCCATAAGTTTTAGCCCCATTTTTTAATTTTTCGACTCTATTATAATACACCATCATCGTAGATTGTCGCCTTCCTTTTTATTAGGTCGGCTATGCTATATCTGACACTATCTATCACGTGGTTGTAATCATCGACGACGATCGGCAAAATATCGTTTGTGCGCTTGTCAATCTTGTATGAGTATCGTCTAAATTCCTCTATTGCATGCGTACATTTTGGGTGAATTACGATCTGTTGAAACGATTTCATATATTCGATTCCATCCTCTATCGAGCCTGCCCATTTTGAGGCTGCTACGCAATTGATACCCATGTTCTTTAGATACGAAATTGTTTCCGGCCTAGCTGCGTCGGCTTTTATTTGCCATAGATAGGAGTCAGTGCCTACCATAATATTTCTGACCATCGATGGAATGTCTTTTATTTCTACATGGTGACCGTATTCCTCTCGATCAATGAATAGACTCTTGCCTCTAATAAAGCATCGAATGACGGTCGTCGGGTCCTTTGCAAAACCGAAGTCCATACCATGATAGAAGGTGATATCTTTGGGTGTCTCGAATTCTTTGACCACGTATTTGTTCTTGAACACCTGTGCATCGGATATCGTCCTTAGTTCTCCCTCCCATACGTGCAGATATCGATCATAGTCCGACTCTCGCATTGACTCCATTTCCTGCTTTAAAACATCAGGAAAATAAGGATTATCTGACCAATTAACCTTTTGAGTTATCGTCCTTTCGTGCTTATTTAAAATAAACATTTTGTAAACGGGATCATCATCGTGCGTAGGGTTGAACGTAACAATGAATTTAGATTTCGGTTTCCTGATAGTCGGTATGAGGATATCCCAAGAATTCTGGTGCACCTTGTCGGCTTCCTCGATCCAACATATATCAACGCCTTCTGTCGATTTCACGGATTCGATGTTATGGGCGAGACCCTTGAAAATAAATATGCTGCCGTTTACGCATTCAATCGAGTTGAGTTTGATATAGAAATACGGGTAAAGATTGTACTCGATAATGATGTTCTTGAGTAGAACATAGACCGACTCCGCTATTGAGTTCTGGAGCTCTCTAGTACACAAGATTTTTAGTTTCATAGCGAGAGCGAGACATACTAAATAGCGAGCTATAGAGTGAGACTTGCCTGAGCCTCTACCTCCGTAATAAACAAAGTATCTAGCGTCATCAGACAAGCTTTTAAAAATGGGGGGGATATGGATATTAGTCATTTTTTCTCTAATTTTTTCTTTCCTTCATTGTCAAAGATTAGGTTGACAACTGGCGTTCCGCTTTCTGTTCCACCGCTTCCCATCTCTATTTTCTCGCTCATGCCAAGATAGTTTTTCGATAGCCATATGGCCACGGCTGCGCTCGGACGTTCTCCCGTTGCCATGTTCCAAAGTGAGCGCCTGAGGCTTGCTTTTCCGCCATCTGAGTGCTTTTTAAACCACTCGGTAAAAGTGAGCGAGTGGTCTTTTTTGCACCTGTCGGCTAGGGTGTCTTGATTGATATCAAGGACCGAGGCAATCTCTCTCGCTGTACACTGTATTTTTGCGAGTTTTTCAGCGAGAGGCCAATCAATGAATTTTAATGGTCGTCCGCCCGTGCCTTTTGCTGGACCCATTTTAGCCATTTGTTACCCCATTCCAATATAGTTTTTCTTGCATCAGTTTTGCATTGCTTTTATCTTGTGACAACATTGATCTTTTACTAATTTTATATACCAATTTAAATCTTGGATCGCTTACATTGTACTCCGAGATATAGACCGGAAAATCCCTTGTTGCAGCCCAATCAAAAAATTCTTTGTGCGAAAAATTGTTACCGTATTCTGCGGTGCCTTGGTAAGGAATGTCGCAATAAACAACGGAATTAGGCAATATTTCAACTTGCCTATAATCTTTTGAAATAATCTCCAATTGCTCCAATTGCTCCAATTGCTGCAATCGCTCCAAGTGCTGCAATCGCTCCAAGTGCTCCAATTGCTGCAATCGCTGCAATTGGAGCAATTGCTTAATAAACGAAAATAGTTCTTTTGGTATTTTATTTTTAACTCTTAACCACTCTATTTTTTGCCGTAGATAATACCTTCTTTTTTTGATGGTATTTACATTTTTCGGCCATTCATTAAATTCAAAAACAGACTGAGCAATATTATTAAATTCATCGAAAATTACAGCCTCATGCATTGATCTTTTGTATTCTTCAATATCCGGACCAAACATGTAGGTCTTTTGGCCATTCCCAAAAGACCAGCATATTCTTATATAGGGATCATCTAAATTCTTAAAAAAGTTCTCTCTTGAAATCCACTCTGGTTTAAATCTGTCATAAGAATAGTCACCATTTATAGCCTTTTTAACAAGATAAGTTATATCTGTTTTTATCTCATTATAATGGAATTGGTTAAAATTTTTGCTCTTATTTACAAGCATGTAATGCGATATAGAAAAACCTCCTCCAAATAGATCATAAAAGTTATCTGCTTTGGGAAAATTTAAAGCAATTGAAGCTGCTATATTAGACTTTGATCCCATGTATGGAATGCCATATTCGCTCATTTAACCAGCCTTTACGCTAAAGCCACGTTCTTTCAATTCTTCAAATATTAATATTTGTTCGTCTTCACTTTTAAAATCAATAATCAATTTAAAGGAAATTTTTTTGTCATTATTTTCATTATCGCCTAAATTTGGTTCAAATGCATCTGACTTAAAATCACCCAAATCAAAACCGATCTCTTTGATATCGAAGTCGCCTAGTTCTAGTTGAGCCAATTGCTGATTAAGGTTTCCAGTGTCCCATTCTGCGAGCTCTGCCGTGCGGTTATCTGCGAGAGCGAAGGCCATTTTATTAAAATCATCTAGAGTAGTGACAACGGCTGATATCTCTTTCCAGCCGAGTTCCTTCGCTGCTGCCAGGGTACCGTTACCTGCTATGACTATGTTCTTCTTATCTACGACAATTGGTTTTTGTTGACCAAACTTAGTCAGCGATCCTTTGATTGCTTCTATGTTTTTTGTCGGGTGCTTTCTGACGTTGTTTGGATCAAATATTAAATCATCGATCTTTAATTTGATTATTTCCATTGCAATAACTCCTTTTTTATTTTGCTTGCCAATATTCATTATAACCGGCTATTTATATTTTAGTCAATTTTGGATAATCAACATAAAATTTTTGAGGTTAGGAGATGATCAAATTAGGGCTTGGTCTGATAGTAAAAAACGAGGAAGAAGATTTGCCGAAGTGTATCGAGAGCTTTGCTTCTCAAGTGGACTTTGTCGCGATTGTGGACACGGGATCTACCGACAAGACAGTCCAGAACGTCAAGAATCAACTTATGAGACTAGGAATCAAATACACGATTATTAGTTATCTTGAAGCGAATGACTCCGAGGGAAGGATAGCC